GTGTAAACTACCATGCGGTCAACAGTACCGAGGGTGCCCAAGGTACCGCCTACACCTGCACCGATCAACCACTTCAATGGGAAGATCTCTAACTTGCCCTTGCCAGAAGTAGTCAAGAGGTTGTTCTCTTGGATGTACTTAAGGATGGACACGTTACCAGCGTTAGAAACCTTAGCNGTNGAGATGTAACCAAACTGAGCTGGTGGCAACAACAAGCGACCTGGGATAACTGCCCATGCAGATGCTTGCCAAACAGATGTCAACGCAGTGTTAACGTCAGCAAGGATCTCGTCAGGCGTCTTCTTAGACCACTGTGTGAAGGTAGACNCGCCAGCAACAACGTTCTGCACGTTAGTTACCAAGCTGTTGTTTACCAAGCCAGTGTCACCCATGCTTGTGTCACCGATGTAAACCTGCTCATCGATATCCATTTGATGCTTGAGCTGCAAACCTTCGTACTTCTGTTGGTCTACTGGGCGACCAAGCTTAGCAGCGGATTCAAGTTCCAAGATGGTGTACTTGAGTTCCATTGCCCATGGACGCAACTGATGTGGAACCTTGGCGATGTCAGCAGAGATGCCGGTGATCTGGTCAGATGTCTTACCGATCCAAGCCTTACCGTTACCGATGCCTTGACCAGCGCCTAAGCCACCAGCCGAAGCAAAAGTAGACAGTGTGAAGCTTGAAACTTCATCTGCAATCGTTACGTCTTCACGCAGATCTAAGTCACGACCCCAAGTCACGGAAGCCAAAGGCTCGTGCAAGGTCATGTCTAAGCGCTCTAATTCACCAACCAAGAACGCGCCTGTGCTATCAACTGTGCGACCATCAGCTGTGCGGAATGAACCACCTAGCGGACGACCTACCATGTTGCCCATCTTATCGATTGTGCGAAAGCCTGAATCGAAAGTCATCATGTCGCGCATTTTGCGACGTGGTAAAAGAATGTTGCTCATATTTAGCTCCTTATTTAATTAGCTGGTCAATTAGGTTGTCACGTAGGCTTCAGCCACGCCATTTGCATCCATACCGCCTTGGAACTTCATGTTAGTCACCAAAACGTTATTTGTGCCATCAGCAGCTGTTTCAAGCTGACCAATGAGGCGGGTGCCAGAGGTAGCAGCTACGCGAACGTAGACGTTACCATTCTTGACTGGAGCTGTCTGGCCAGGGTTAACCTGAACCATGATGTAACCCAAGCGGCAGATGTCTGAAACACCGTTTGTTGGAGAGATACCAACACCAATCGCAGCAGCACCGTAGTTAGAACCAGATGCTTGTTGGAATGGGTACGGGCGAACTGTTACACCGTAGGCAACTTGTGAAGCATCACCTGTTGTAAACGGACGGACGCCTTGAGTTGTTGGATCAATCAACACAGCCTGACCAAAGATGGCAGGAGGTGCGTTAACGTCAATCAAGCATGGCTCAATTGAAGCTGGGTGGGTACGATTTACGTCGCCCGGAAAGCCTGCACCCATACGGAACGGGAAGGCCACGTCACGGGTTTTCATGCGTGTAACTTTTTTCATTTTCATTTCTCCTTAACGGTTGGCCCAATATGAGGCGTTCTTTTTGTTCACATCATTCAAAGACAGCGCGCCAGCGGCAGGAGCATGAATGCCCATGTCACCAGTACGACCGGCGTTGTTGTTAACTGTCTTCTTCAAGGCAGCGGCAGAGCGGAACAAGGTACGAACAGCATCACAGGTCATGTGTTTTGTGTTCAAAGTCTTACCAGCTAGCAATTCGTCGAGGATCGAGCGAGTTGATGGTTGGTTGTAGGCCAGATCTAAAGCTTGACGACGTAAGCCGCAAATCTTCTTAACTGATTGGCCAGGTTTGGCTGAGCGGTCGAATGTAGGAACGCGGATGCCAGGGACTAAAATTTCTGCAAGGCTGATTGTGTCCTTGTAAGAATCAACTAGCAAGCTAGAGTCCTTAGTCATCTTAATCTCTTCATCTGAAGTACCTTCAGGCGCCTCTTCTTTCAAGGTGCCCTCAATTTCTTCATTGTCAGCAACCTTGCCTTCGCCGTAACCTTCTTCATCTTCGTCGCCAGTGCCTGCACCAGCTTTGCCAGCCACTAGCTTTTCTAGGGCCTCGATGCGCGCGCGCATTTCTGCGTGTTCAGCTTCGTTGCGGTCCATGTGCTCTTGGATGTCGTCGTCGGTGAAACGCTCACGAGAACCCATATCGCTCAGGTCTTCGCCTTCGTCACCTACTCCTGCGCCACCTACTGGCGTTGGGGCAACTTCGCCACCGTGAACGTGCACATGCACGTCACCAGNTTCTGCGTGTGGGGGCAAGTCTTCGTCTTCATCACGAGCCTTTCCTTTACGCAAGGCATCTTTTACGCCTTTTGATACAGCATCTGCAATACGGCTATACTTGGGCATAGCTATCTCCTTTGGTGAATGGTCGCTAACAGCACATCGCGGGCCGCAGCGACCTTGGTCGACCAACGCAATGTGATTTATCAAAATGTTTTTCTGACAACCAACTCCAGGAGCTGTCTCCTCGTAATCGGCGTCATACCCGCAAGAGATCTCTCTCTTACCATCTTGAATTAGTTCAATGCCCTCTTCTGTTGTNATNAGAAGATCGGCAAGTAATAGGTCATCCATGGCGCCAACTCCTCGGCGCACGTTCATGGCAATTCCTACTGTTTTTTCTTTCCAAGTTACTGGGGTGACGTCCTCATCTGGGTGGTCATCAGTAACTGGTTTGCCCTGCGCAGACGCAACGGTCTCAGGGCGAAATACCTCATCTTCTTCGCGGAAGATCTTAACTAGGCCGTCAGGACCGGCGTCAATCGGCGTCTCATCAGGGCCGTAGATCATCATCCCAGTTCTTGCAATTGGAACTTCTTCGCAAAGCAAAAAACCTTCAGGCGTCATTGACTGCTTGGGGCCTAACTTTTCAATTGTAAAAAATTCAAGTCTTTCCATCAGTAAACCGCCTTGCAGTTAGTGGATATGTGTAGATTGTAGTGCATTTGTGACTTGTGGTACATGACCACGATCAAAGCAATTCTAACACAAGCGCCTCTAATGTGTCTCGCAGGTGTGGATGAATATCATCAGGCAATTCATGAGCTTTACCCACTTAAATTTGCTGTGCTCAGGGCTAAGTTTTGGCTCAAACTTATCAACGCGAAGCATAAATGTGGTGTAGTCAGCTTGACCATCTTTTGTGTGGCTGATCTCTTTAATTGTGTCAACGTACCGGTCAAAGTCCTTAGAGATCCCGCACTCCTCACGACACTCTCTGATCGCTGTAGCTCTGATGGACTTGTCACCATCATCTGCCTTGCCACCTGGCAGATCCCACAAGCCTGGGTGGTTTGAGTCCTCACTGCGCTTCATGATCAGAATCTCATCATCTGCCACAAACAGAATGCCAGCTGCAATAACTTGTGGAGCCGCGTCTGTGATGTGGACTCTCTTACCTAGTATATGTAGGGTGATGTTCATTCATTTACCTCGTTCAAAATTGGCTGTAAATAGCAACGACAGTTAAAAGTTCCGCCTGGCAGTAGTGGCTCACCATCTACAATCGGAAGATCTGAAAAAGCAAATATTTTATTATTTAGGGCTTTATGAGATGGCCTTACATCCATATCAGAAGCGGTTTTCCAAGTAAAATGTGTGCATCCCGCAGTCTTTGCGCGCGCTGCCGTGAGCTCCGTGGCAATGCGCGAAGTTTCAGTCCTAGCAATCAACATCGCTCGGCTCTCAGTGACCTTACCAGTCTTTAAGACCTCCTGGGCAATGGTTGCGGCACGGGCGCCCGTGCTAATTCCATCAATTATCACCTTGTGAACGCGTTGTGCAGCCTCACGCGGCAAGGAGGTAATTAAGTCAACCTGCTCATTGATTGATCTTTTAAAAAGCTCTCCTGTGGGCGTTGTTTCAATCTCACCCCTTAATTGTTCTCCAATGTCAGCTCCTAATTCTGCCCACATGGTGGCATCCCTTCTAGCTACGTCAGCAATCATTCTTTGAGATACCGAAAAGGCCCAAGGACGAATGATCTCGGAGTATCTTGATAATGCATTTTGCAATTGAACTGAATC